TGCAATTTCTTAGACTTGACGTTTTCAAACTTCAAGTTAGTGATGAAGATAGCACTACCCTCAAAGTTAAACTGATCAGGGATGCCCTCACGGCGCAGCATAGAACTATCACTGTTCCAGCAGATACGGCGACGTTTACCTGAATCAAGTGCTGCCTTAAGAATGTTTAGTGACAGGTCATCTTGAAATACAGAATCACAGTCATCGAACACCAGTACGTTTTTCTTGTCAGAATATTTGTACAATTGTGCGTACAGACCCAGTGCAGTCATTGCACCTTTAACAATCTCAAAACGAACACGTTTGCCTGCAAGCTTGTCAAACATGCTTGCCTTTTCTAATTGAGTTTCAACACCGAAACTCTTGCCGACACCGGGAGGACCTGAAACGATCATTGCCCGAATATCACTATTGATTGCTGCTTTTGTCATTTCATCAAGTACAGCAAAGCGAGTAGCAATGCGATCCATTGCTTGCTCGTCAGTTTCTATTTGCTTAACTTCTTTTGCTTTAAAAGCAATTGCGTTTTCACTCACAGTGGGCTCTCCATCTACAAATACAACATCATTAATAGAATTAACTTTCACTTTGACAACATCAATTGCAATGTCAAACTGACCGTCGTTTTTTACAGTAATATAATTACCTTTTTTACCTGTCTGAAAATCTTTGACAAGTGTGAATTTTTGATTGATAACAGGCTTGTTGCGATATTCGCCGAATTTGACAAGAATCGTACTCATTTATAGCTCCTTTATCAACGTAATGAAGCTATTATATAGCCGACTGGATTTATTGTCAACTGTTGTCAAATTAGCAACTCTACATTCCTCATGTTGCAAAAATGTAAATCATCTAATTCAGACTTAACAAAATGACAATTTATCTTTACAGTGCCCATTTTAATGTATGATTCAAAAAAGGTTTTCAATTCATTATCTTTACTTACATTAAGTTTATAAAGGTATTTGTTATCATCATGGAACCAATAATCTACACTTTTTCCTCTTTGTGTATTGCGTTGCATTTTTTTGACTAACGTAAGACTTTTGACCCCTCTAAAACTTTGTTGAGGTTTGTTATTTGATTCTTGTCTTAGTTCATCAATTTGTTTGTCATATGTATAGAATTCTGGCAGACGATATATTAAGCCTGTAAACTTTTCAGGATATACATTTGTGTATCCTTTTTCAATATATGTCTGTAAATCTTTTCTAAATTTGGTTAATTTTTTACCTTTTAATGCGAGAAGCATTAATTTTTTGCTATAGTAATCACGTATGTCCTTAGCCATATCAACTTCATATTGTGTTATTTGTCCTGTAGCTAATTGACTACTTTCGCCATATACACTACAAACATAATGTAAGCAACTGTTCTCTAACCCATCATGTGGCACAGTTATCATTTTATCTGGATTAGTTTCTATTTCCTTAAATATGTCATCAATTGAGGAGATATTATATCCACCAGTTCTACTACTGACTTGTAACAATCCTCTGCCCTGATATTGTGTATATGTCATAGTGTTACATCTTCCATTCCAGCTGTACGTAATCTAACAATATGTCCCATCTGCCATTGTTTGGCATCAAGACCCTTAAGTACACCTAACCAACGATTACGTAGTAATGCAACCTCGTTGATTATAGTTTCAAAATCAATAACTTCTTCTTCACCGTCTACATACTTTTCCGCATCACGGCTAGTTAAGACTCTATTATACGCTTCTAAGTACTTTTGAAAATGTTTTCGGCGAATTTTCCGTAATTGAATATTTAGGTAATTGAGCACCGCTTCAATCTCTTGTAACTGATTAAAACGGTGTTCAGTAATACCCGGAAGTGCTGAGATATTTTTTTCTAAATTTCCATAAATCTTTACATCACCTTTTGCCTGTAATAGTTCGGCGTCATAGTGTGCAATGAAATCGGGTATAGATGATAAATCAGTTGAAACTTTGGTATACCAAGTCATGTGTGTCCTATTTAATAACGGTCATCATCGTAATCATAATCATCATCATAATCGTCTTCCTCTTCATCATGTAGACTATGATCATCATAGTAAGTAAGTGCTTTTGCTATATCCTTATCGCCTCTGAACTCAGTTTTAATTTCACTAGCTTCATAATTGTTTTCCATCAAATAATTAACTAGTGTTTCTGCTGCTTCTTTTCTTTCATTTAGGTCTATGTGCATACGCAATGCTTCCCAAACTTCCGCAATGGTATCTAAGTTACTTGTCATGCTGCTTCCTCCTCAACAGTAGCAACAGTACTTAGCTTATTCGCATCTTTTTTACTAAACTCACTCATTACTTTGTCAAGGCAACCGTTATCATTTGTTTCCCAACCTTTACGGAAAAGTTTAATCACTTCACCATCTTCTGTTGTATATGCAAGACGATTACCTTCTTTGGTAAGTAAACCAACCTTTTCAAACAAATCAAGTAATCCACTATATGGATTCATACCAGTTGAGTAAGGTATTTTAATTTGTACACTTTCAAATGGCTTTGCGTATCGTGTTTTCATAACTTTACATGCACTACGAATACCCAATACATCAGTTACTTTATTGCCATCTTCATCTTCTTTAAGTTTTAATTTACGCATTGCTACAACAATTGAACTTGCATAGATAAATCCTTGACCACCTGAAATTTTATCATCAGGATCAAACATATCTTGACTTGCGTATGTATGATTGGTTGCTACAAGACCAACATTGCAACTACCAAACATATTCACACAGTTACGCACTAATGCAGTAAGTGCTTTAGGCTTTCGTCCCATATCGCCTTTAAGGTCACCTGCATCAAACTGATTTACATCAGTAGGAGTTAATAGCATTCCCAGGCTATCAATTACAAATAAGACTTTCGGTCTATCTTCACCTGGCTGTGTTTTATAGTCAGCCATAAACTTACTAATAGTTTTTGCCACATCGTCAATCATGGCCATGTTTAATTTTAACAGTTTATCTTCACTGGTGTCAACGCCTAACGCTTGCAACCAATCTTCGTCAAGTGCGTTTTCACTATCAATGAGTACAACGAATATACCTTGTTGCTGAGCGTGGCGTACCAAGTTGCCAGAACAGATATAACTTTTACCGGAACCACTTTCTCCAGCAAATACAGTGACCTTACCAAGAGGAACGCCTTTGCTAAAATCACCACTAATAAGATAATTGAGTGCATAATTTCCTGTACTGATCCAGTCGGTCGGATCATTAAAACCTATACTAAGCCCGTCAATGGACTTAGTTATTTCTTTTCTAAATTTACTTACATCAAATGGTTTAACCAAAATAGTCTCCTATTATTTTGTAATACGATACACGCCATTGGCTTTTTTGTCAATGATTTCAGGGCAACGTTCTGCAATAACATCAATATCCCAATCATTTGGGAAATGTCTTAGTGCCGCTCTTGCCCGATCTCTAACAATACTAGGAACTCTAGGTGTTTTACCCGGATCACAAAGTTCTTCAAGCAACTTTTTTCCTTGCTTTATGGCTAGGTATCTTTCGTCAGGTAGTGTCATAATATTCTCCTACGGTAGGGAACGGTTGTGTTCCCTACCATACCTATTTATTTAGGCAGCTTTATTCTGCCTAGCACGAATCATTGCTAGAATGTCTTGTGCTTTGTCGCTTGTTGGTGTTGTTGGAACTTTAACTGGTTGTGATGCAGTTTCTGGTTCATCATCCCAAGGTGCTTGTTCAGCTACGGGTGCGGTTGCGGCAGCAGTAGCTTGAACTGCTGGTGCTTGTTCTTCCGCCTTTGCACCTGCCGGTACATCAAGACCATAAGGACGATAATATGCGCCCCAACGATCTGGATCATAAGGACGACCATCTACGCTTGCCTCAAACATTTCTTTGATAATGCGTAGTTCTGCTTCACTTGGCTTCTTAGGTAAGAAGTCAGCTAAATTGAAAAGCCCATGTGCTTCAATCGCATCTTGCTCAGCTTGAGTAAGTGCTGATTCTTTACGACTCCATGTGCTTGTGCTGTAATCTGCATAGCCACCTTTACTAGTTTTAGTGACACGGAAATCAAGACCACGAACATAGTCCGTTGGCATTTCTTCCATCTCAGGATCCATCAAACTAGATTTGATGATTGTGAAGATTTGTGGGCTAATGATAAATCTACGAATAGGATTCGCAGGAGTTTTATCATCACCTAGTGGGTTCTGGCGAACAAAACCTTGAAATAGATAACTACGCTTTTTCCAATA